TGTCTTTTAGTGTACTGTCATCGGGATCGAGAAAGTAGAGCACGTTTCCGGAGTCATCCAGAACGCAGCGTTTCATGGCTTCCTGAATAGGCATAAATGCCGATGGTGATGCTCCGATAGCCTCGCCGGATAGAGCCCCGGTTCTGGCATATACATCGGTTGTCTCATTCCATGTAACACCGTAATAGGGAGCTGCTGAGATTCCGCCAGCGACCACAAGATTACCAGTAAAGTTAGCGGAAGTGCCATTTAATTTTGCTCCTACCTCTATCTCATCAGAAGCATTGATTTTGAACATATTGACAAAGCCTGTACCTGCGAAATCTACTGCTCGTTTCCAGACATTATTTACTATTGTAAATATACCAGTTATATCCACATTTCTAAGATTACTTACATCTAAATCAGCATCAGGGACTAATGCTCTATTTGCTTCAGCAACTTTAACTGCTGCTGGCATAAAGCCATCAAAAGCAGCTTGAGCATTATTCGCTGTAACATAGCCATTCGCTATATAGGTAATATCGGCTGCATCAACGGAAGCTAATTGGCCCCATGCTGCTCCATCCCACTGGAACCCTTGGATGTGGCCGGGTTCGATTACGATCCCGTTAAAGGTTGCGTTCTCAGTGCTTGATGCAAGGTTCATAACCCAGAACTTGCGGTTCGCTGTTATTCCTGTCGGATCACCAATCGTATTTGATACACCGGCAAAGGTACATGTAACTGAGACACCTGAAGATGCATCAACTGTAGCTGTGAGGGCAGCACTCGTATCTCCTGCATCGTCGATTACATAATCGGCCATTGGCAGGCCACCAGCATCACTCAGCAAAAACTCTCTACCAGCGGAATTCTCATAATATACTTTACCATCTGTTTTGCTATAGACTCGGCCAGATCCAGCGGCAGGAGTACCAGGCTTTACAGCCTGCTCTGTCAATAACATTCCAACACCACCGGCTGAGATCCCACCCGCAACCCAGAAATTACCAAGTGAGTCCACAGTCTTTACATCAACACGGTTCACGTTTTGGACACGTGTTTTATTTACACCTGCAGCGTCTCCGAGTACAATGGCACCATCTCCATCATAAGGCACCCATTCGATCATCGTTATCCGTCTTTTTACAATGCCCATAATTACGATCTCCTTATGATGCCTGTCCAGAACATGATTTCAAGCACCATAGAAGTGCCTGGTGAAGCGAAGTAAAAGGTCTTCGTCTCCGGCTGGTCCAGCAGGTCTTCTTCCCACACGCTATCAGCGGGGAAGTTTATATATTTATCATTCGCACCCGGAGACGCAACCACTCCACTTAATTCATTCATTCTCCAGGCAATGGAAGGATCTCGCAGTTGAATTCTGAAACGCTCAACATTGTCAGGAAATTCGTAGGGGTATTCTGTGTCCGCTACGGGCAAAAGCAGTACGTCTGTTTTCATTTTTCTTAAACTCATAATAATTTCCTCGCTATGTTAAGCTGATATCTGTCATTTTGCCCCCGGCATTAGCATTCTAAGATCATCATTGAATCCCGAATTAATCATATTGACTACATGGGGAGTCATTTGGGCAGCAGTTCTCTGGGCAAGGTGATACGGTTGTGTCCCGGGATGGATCCAGCCTTTGGAATCCTCATGCATGATCCTGAAAGTCATGTACTGAGATCCACCAGCGGATGAATGGCGGGGGAACTTAACCATGCCCTTATAGGGGCTTGCTTTCCAAGTGTAATGATAACCCGGTTTTACTCCAGCCTGCCTTGCCTGCTGATTTGATAGGGTTTTGGTACGGATGCCTACATTAGAATTCAGTCTGGTTCCAAATTTGAATTTCCCTTTTGTGATGGGATTTCCGAACTGGTTATCCACTTGCTTCGTTCCAGTAAGCCTGCTGGTAGTGAGTTTTCTGGCTCCTACATAAACCGCCTTTGGCATAGCCGGGAGAGAAACAGATCCCGGGGTTCCATGCCTGAAGGGGATGATCATATAGAGCTTCCCTTTTTTGGATCTCCGGGCTTTGCTGGAAGTATGAAGCATTTTCTTCATATCCCACGCCCGGGTTCCATACTCAATAGCAGAAGCATGAGGGGCAGTATTTACTACTGCCCCCCTAAAGATATCTCCAGCGTAGGGGTACTGAGCACCGCTTTCAATGGCTGCGATATACGCTCCACTTTTGCGCTTAAATGCCCCTTTGGAATTATCTATCCATGCCTGCTGAATCGCATAGGTTGCATCCTGAACGGCTTTCGCCGTGGAAGGGAGACGATCTTCACCCATTGCCTCTAATGCATAAATTACATCATTAAGAAGCCGGGTATCGACTTGTGCAGTAATCTCAAACATTCAGGGTTTAGCTGGATACGCTTCCGCTGATTGTATCTACTGAGGTTTCAGCACTTAATCGCTGGATCCCGGTGTAAGCTGCATTTTTGCGGAATGTGCCATCCACGATATCACTTCCATCCACGATATCATCTGTTTTGGCAGTCCACGGAGCTTTCGCACCATTCTGGAGATAGAATCTTCCCAGAACTACAAAGCGACCGCACATAGCTGCTTCAAGAGCATCCAGAGCGGTTTTAGTGGCAGCGAAGTCTGCATAAGCCTGCAGTGATGCTGTTGGATCTCCATCAGCACTGATAATCAAATGGGCAGTTCCAGCCAGATTTGTTACGATCAGCCATCCACCAAATTTCAGAGTAGTGACAGTATCAGCCAGAGCAAAAGGGAACGAGGCATCAGCAGCGACTTCTGCTAACTCTAATCCGTTTACCTTCACTGTGGATGCACCGATGGCGAACTCTTCCGGGGTAGCACTCACAGCAATGGTAGCTGGATCTATGATCCCAGAATCACCCAGTTCATCGTAGTACGTGGCTGCTGTTACCTGTGCATCAGATGTAACAGGTAAATTAGTACCGATCGTGAAACCACCAGCAGCAGCTTCAATAACCAGATATCCGATTACCAGAGTGTTTGCAGTCAGTGGCTGATTGCATAGAGCCAGCAAAGCGAGTTCTGCTGATTCATAAGCCATATCACCAGTCTCATCTGCAGCATCATTGGTGATTACACCCAGTTTACTAATCTGGAATCTCCACGCTCCGAACTTGGTTGCTGTGATATCGTTTGCAGCACTTGCCAATACTGATTCTGCAGCAGGGGCATAATAGTGTTGCCCGCCAATCATGAAGCGAATAGCTGCATTCATGCGGGATTTAGTTGTAGTGCCAGTTCCTTCCTGCATCCCGGGGACACCTGAAAGCAGTTTGGTTTCTCCTACGAAATAACTTCTAAACGCATTTATCAGTGAGATAATCTGCAATAGAATTCTACCGAACCGGATCTTACCAAAGATCGGCATGGCATGGTTAAGCTGATAGACTTGGTTTTGTGACATGGTATCGTCTCCTTTTAATGAAAACCATCTACGGTTAATCTCTTTAAGTATTTTCCCTTTGTCGCATCGATCCAGTCAGTTTCCTGCTTCTTATACTCTTCCAAAGCAGCAGAATGCTCACCGAACGTAGCAGAGGAAGTATAGCTCTTGGAAGTGCTTGCTCCATCTACAGATCGAGTTTCAGATGAAATACCTCTATGAACGTCCAGATTAGGAAGCATTTGTAATGCTACCCGCCGGGCAATGGCTGTCCGGAAGTTCCTTTTCAAGTTTGCTGGGAGATTGTCCCAGTCCAGCCCGGCTTCATACGTTATATGGAAAAAGTCTGGGATGTGATTTGCTTCACCCAGAACCAAAGCTATCCCCATTCCGCCCTGAGCGATCATCCGGAATGCGAATCCAGAGATCCCCCCAGCGTATGGAACTACCTTCAGCAGCCCTTCCTTAGCATTTCCAATCACGATCCATTCAGCGGGAATAGTAGCTACCAGTGTTTGGTTTAGCTTTAATTCCATAGTTGTGATTGATACTACCGGGAATTCATGAAGGTACTGAGTCCAGAATTTTTCTGGAATAGGATCCATGAGATAATCATGGGTTTCCACGACTGTAGTGGGGGAAAAGAATAGTTTTGTTTTTGTTTCCAAATGCTGGGTAGCAGATTGGATCTGCTCCCTGATCGTATCACGATAAGATAATCCGGAGAACGTGGCTTCTATTTCAGCCTCAGAGATACCACGTAGGTATTGATCCATGACATAAGTAACTGAAACCAGCAAGCGATCCGTTTGGATCGCTTCTGTAATTACTGCATCTTCTGGTGAATATTTGGGTTCCAGACTAACAGCAATAGTGGACTGCGTAGCAGCCCAATAAATGAAACAATCATCTGGAACGGCACTACTACTGAGGATTAAATCGTAGTAATACTTCCCATTGGAGCTATCGAGTATGCAAGTTTTCTCTTGTACATCAGCTTCACTGGAATCCTTTACATAGGATCCGGTTGTAGTGACAAGTGAGAAAGTTGCAGCATCGATCGTCTCTTCGGTATCCAGATAGACCCGATTAGTTCTCCCGAGAAACAATTTTTGCATTTTGTTCTACTTTTCAAAGCGGGGATCCGCATAAATCCGTAATAAAAGTTCTTTTGCTGTCCCTTCAGGATCGATACCGTATGTTTTACAAAAGGGTACGATATCCTTTTCCTTACCGGACTTGCTCACAGGTAGTTCTACTTTCAGGGATCCATCAGGAGCATTTTCAAAGTGCTCTCCGAGATCTTTATTATTGCCCTCACCAGATCCACCAGTAGTACCAGATTCTTCAGTACCAGTTCCAGAGCTCTCAGATCCATCAGATCCGCCTTCAGGGGTTTCACTGGTATCTGCATCTGGGTTAGGTGCTTGAACCGTCTCAGATTTGACTGAGGCAGCTTTAGAGGCTGCATTGGTAGGTTTGGGGGGATCAGGGATCTCTTCTACAGAGTATCCGGGCATATTTAGCGTAAAATGTTCTTCCTGTCCTGCTGTGAACTTGGTAGCAATACCTTCAACAAAAGATACTATTCCTGCTGAACTTTGGCGATCCACTGTGTTTTTGTTAGGTGCTTTTAAGATTTTCATGATTACCGTTCCCTATGTAAAAATTCAAAGTTTCCGTAAAAGGTTGGTGGGATCCCGAGAGATCCCACCAACATTTTCAAGAGATTGAATCAGCTTTCTTAGGCTGCTGCGCCGTTAAAAGTGGATTCACTCCATCGTACATTTGTGTACATGACATGATATGTACCACCAACACGGGTATTTCTGAGCTTTTGGATCCTCAAATATGCATAAAGCATATACAAGTATGGATATCCCACGATGCCATTAAGACCAAAGGGGAGTTCCATTCTCAGGAAGGGCATAAGCTGGCGATAATCAAGTGCATCAGTCTCTGCTGCATTAGAGATCAGGATAGCCACTGAAGTCCCGGGAAGGATAAGGTTAAGATCTACCACAGCGTTCGTGCTCACAGCGTTCGTGATTGCTACATCAGCGATCCATCTGCAATCAGCAGCGGTAGCAGCATTCATGGCACTACGATAAATTGATAACCCGGAAATAGTTGAATCATTACAGGTAACAGTAAGAGTAACCTTTTCACCAGCAGCTACTGAAACAGCAGCAGCGGTAGCTACAGAAACTGAGATTCCATCAGCATCTACAGCGGAAACCTTGTACCAATAATCTCCAGCATCACCAGCACCGAATTTGCTGGCAGCATCCACAGCCACGACTGCAGTAGGTGCAGTTGTAGGCTGGGCTGGTGCATCAGTTGCACTTGGGAAGTCAGCAGCGGGGGCTAACATTCCAGCAGATTCACCGGATGGGAAAAAGGTATCAATAGATGAACGGAATTTGAAGTGAGGATCACCACCGCCCCACTGGTATGCAAAGTCACTATAGAACCCGGCTGCAGGTTGACCAAGCAGCATGTTCTGGGCTCCAGCAGCCTGAGCAGCAGGAAGGTTTACACGGCGAGATACAGGTAAGATCTTATTCAGATCTGATTTGATCTTCGTGGGCATAACCATATCTGTAGCTACACCATAGTTATTCAAGATTCGTTCAGCACCCACGTCCAATTTTTCTTCAGAGATTTGATCACCCTGAGAATAAGAGGCAGATCCAGTGGCACGGCAATCCACGATGGCATCAGTAAAGCCAGCGTTATATGCATCCAGAATCTGTTTGTAGAGTCCATCATACTGAGTAGGCATCAGATCACTGTTACCGAAAACGGTAGCCAATTCCATTGCTTCCAGAATTGTAATGGCAGCAGCGTTATTGATAATCTGGTGCTTCTCTGCCATTGTTCTGACAGTCTCAGCTACGTGGGTTAAATCACGCATATCACGGATGAACTTTGTGGAGTCCACTTTGCGTTCCAAAGTCACATCAGAAGCCTTTGGAAATGCTCCCTCAGTTCGGAATTTACCAAATGAGTGACGTTGTGCAGCATTAGTTCCGTGATCGGAAAGTACCATCCACTGATCCAGAACAGCATGGATGGGTTTCTTGCGGAGCAAGTTGAACCATACCAAGTTATTGCGGGATTCAGCAGTTGTTTTAAGATCTGTATCGATGTTCTCAATCGTGATGGCACGTCCACCAGTTAGAGTATCCAGATCGGTCATATCTGATCCAGTACCTTCACCAGCGGAAAAGGCTTTGCTAATACCATTGGGGGTAATTCGCATTGCGCCTGAATCCATCATGGATTTGTTCATCTCTACAATCTGATCAAACGATTTGTCGAGCAGAAAATTCATTGTTTTCTCCTAATGAATAGAGTGTTTATTAAAAATAGGAATAGTTAAAAAGGACTATTCGCACTTGTCCAGAACGGTCTGGACAGTCTCAAACTCACCAGTTCTGAAGTGATTTTCAGCTATTGATCTCTCCCGGTTATCGATCTTTTTAGCATCGATACCCTTCTGAAGAGTAGTCTGAAGTTCAGCCCAGTTCTTTTTGAATTCAGGTTTGCCACCACCGTCACTACCGCCTTCACCAGCGACCGTCAAAGCCTCAAGATCTACCTGAGCACCCGGACGGGATTTCATGAGGATCGTAACAGCTTTAGATAGGGAGATAGCTTTCTCCCCTTCGCCTACAGTGACTGCAGATTGAACGCTCTTCAATAGAGCACCCAGTTCAGTGCGAATACCATCCACCTCACCAAAGGCTTTTGCGAATTCAGCATCACGTTCGTAATCATAACCGATCTTTTCCTGAATTGCCTGAGCAAGACCGTTCACGCTCTTCTCAATATTGAGCAGCATGGGAGCAGCATCGATATAATCACCCTCTTCGCCCTCTACTACAGGGAGAGCTTCAGGTTCATCAGCAGGCTTGGCTGCTGGAGTAATTGCTTTTTTTAGAGCATCAATTTTCTCACCAAGACCTTTTAGCATGGATTTTTCCACTACTACAGGTTCTGGATCTGGTTCAGCCTCTGGCTCATACGTGATGCCCAGAGACTTAATCAGGTTTTTTGCCTGATCTTCATCAGTAACACCCTGATTTTTGAAGTGAGCTAAAGCTGCAGCTTCATTTTCAAATACTTTCATTTCAATCTCCTGTGATTTTGAAACAGCGGTTTTCTTTTTCCGCTTTTTTTTCTTATCATCTTCAGTCTGCTCAATCTCTTCAGCAGTCTGCTTGATTTTGGTATCGATGTTATCTCCTGCGATCGCATCCACTCCAGTTTTATCTGGGATGTTGGTAGCAGGATCACCCACTTCCATTGCCTTTATTAATTCGGCTTCCCGGGCATCTATATCGATACCCATGATGGATTTAGCAAAGATGGCATTGTTCTCTTCCATCTTCTGGAGATAGGTAGATTTATTCACGGGGTTTGGAGTGATCACAACATTAATAACTTTAGCTTTCCGTATTCCACCACGTCCTGCCTTGCCATCAGTGTAATGACCTTCAATGCTCCAGCCCAGCGTTCTCTGGTTCTCAGGGAATTCACGGTTATGCTCTTCCAGAGCAGTGATCAGTTCCCAAGTTTTATCAGAATATTTTTTATTGTTAAATAAAGCACCCTTCACAAGCATTCCACCACCGGGGGTAGATTTGCGATCGTGGGGGCATCCAATGATGTATTCTGGATCTGCAGCTACGTGCTCATATTTGATCCAGCCATTAGTATCGAAATAACTCCAGTCCAGAGATTTTGATAATAGGGTTTCACCCTCTTCATCTGGGGATGTATTTGTGATCTCACCATACAGCAATCTACGTGGTGCTTTTCCCTCTGAAACTGCTGCTGCAGATTCAATGGATTTGGACAAGCTAACTTGCCCTAAGAGAATAAAATCTGGTTTTACTTTTTGTTCATTGTCCATAAAATAGAAAAAGCCCAGCCTTAACGGGCTGGGCTTTGACCTCCTGAATTCTTTGAATTCCGTCTAATGCCTAACAGCAATCGAAACAAAGTTAAATCTGGGGGAATAGTAAAACAAGGGTGAAGGGACAAATATGGCGATACGCCATATTTGGCATAGCATGTTGGGGAAAGTGCTGCAGGAATGCAGCTTGGGGGGATGTAACAGGGGGATAAAAAAAAGCCCCTCAGAAAAATCCTGAAGGGCTTAGGGGGATTAACTTCCCGGGGAACTAAGCCGGGAATACTTCACGTTTATAATTTATGGATCTTTTGGAGAGATCATATCCATCATTTGTAAATATGCTGGATCTGGAGATCTTCGCCATTGTGGATCCAAGCTGGGGGGCATGATTGGCAATGCACACGGGGGAGCACCAGAAGCCTGAATCTCTCCAGCCATAAGCTACCAGACTGAGCTTCAATTCATTCTCTGAGTTCACCCGGTAGGATCTCTTCTTTAGAACCTTACCACACCACCAGCAATGCCTCACTGGAGCCTTCATCCGGATCTCATGTTCAGCTACCACTACTTCAGTAGCTGTCATGGATCCCACCGACTTCAGCAGATCTGGGCGATGATACTTCTGGTATTTATCCAGATCTCTACTCCTATTTACATCCCGCCCTTTATTCATAATTCCATCCAATCCGTTCTGAGCAATTAATTCTCACAGCATCATGCTCTCTTGGATCTGCAGCCTGAGCAATCTGGATCCGGGGATCCGCACTCCACTCTACTCCGAGCAGTTTGCAATCGTTCAGGATAGCCTCACAGAGTTCACCGGGATCATCAAAGAAACTTTGCCCAGAGGGATCTGGATAGCTTCTGATCAGAATAGTTCCCCTTATACGCTGGATATTCACGATCCCACGCCATCTGCCTGCTTCCAGCGAATAGTTGTCTGGGTAGATCTCAATGGCATCTGCTGTCATTCTGGGGGTAAGCCATGCAAAGGATCCTGCAGCATCTGGATTAGCCTTCAGGATCGTATCCTCATGGAAGCGGATCCCCAAATAATTGAGAAGCCATCCCAGACCTTCACAGGCATCGCCATTGCCATCAATAGCAAAGCCTGATAGTGACATTGTAGAGCCTTCCTGAGCAGTTACGACTGTCTTAAAATCGCCATTGCCATCCCAGATGATTTCCACGGAATTCACGGGGGAAACCAGCTTCCGGTTCCCTCTGAAAAATGCGATCGATTTTGCTGTGGATTTGTGGTTCCCGTCCTCAATGTTCAGCAGGATCTGCTTGGGTACTCCATCTTCCTTCCCATCGTCCCCAGAGCAAACAGCCATGCCACCGATACACTTCAAAAAACTACCGGGCTGTGCTGCTTCCATCCAGTTCCGGATCTTAGCACGTTCATCTGGATTAACTCCACGATCAATCAATGCACCGGGCTTATCCCCAGACCATTCCAGATTGGTTCCGATCGTAAATACAAAAATAAAATGTTTCATAAAATGTTCTCCCATTTGGTACAATCAAATAAAGGGGGAGACTGGCATCCTCATAGTCTCCCCCCGTTTCAGGGTTTAGTTCATGTTACTCAGATTGAATCCATCCTCTGCAGTATCCATGAAGAAATTGTGAAGCCTCTGATACCGCTGAAGGGCATCGCCGGGCTGTGCAAGTTTGTAGGCTTCAGTGACAGCATTGTAAAGGCTCCACTGGGTACGGGGCTGGAACTCTTCATGATCTGGAGTGATCCACTGATCACGAACCTTGCTGATCATGGGGTTTGTAAGCATGTGCTCACCATACAGCCTGCCCACGATTGAATGGGCTTCAGCATCACTGAGCTCACGATCAGATAGAGTATTCCGGGCGATCACTGCAGCATCGAAACGCTCTTCAGAAGTGGCAATGTTAGCTGCTACTGCAGCAGCGATATCTTCCCATACCGTTCCAGTATGTTTCCGCATGAAGTGGATATCTCCAGTTACCATAAGATTTGAGCATACCATTACTTCAGCACCTGAAGCGATCTGAACTTTCAGACGTTTGTTATAGCTGTTCACGATACCTACACTCATTCCCATTCCCGCTGCATCAGAGAAGCCCATAAGGGCTTTAAAGCGCATGTGAGCAAAAAGATGCTGCCCATCAGATGCCAGCTTGTATTCTGCTTTCTGGAGCTCTACAGGAAGCACGTCCTGAGTGATTTCCTGAACTGTCTGAACCAGCTTTAAATGACTAACAGGCTGATATGTATCAGTCTGGACTGGCATAGGTACTTCATTGATCTGTGCTAATGTTGCGTTTCCACCACCAAATAAACTCATAAGTAAATCCCTTCCGGTTAATTAATTGTTCGTTCTCTCACCCCTACTATACATTTAACAGATCCCATTTGTCCAGATGGGATATTATTACAGTTGTGAGGATTGTAATAAGCTAACCGGGCTAATGGTGTTTTACAATGAATCCTGCTTTTTCAGCCAGTGCTTTGATCGGTGCTTTCAGATCCTGCTGGGTTTCTACCTGAGATCTGAGCCTATCCATCTGCTGCAGTATATCATCTAAAAAGATCTTCTCTGACTTACTGAGCTTTTCACGGATCCGCTGGATCCTGATTTCATCCTTCATGATTTTCCTTCCGTTAAATAGTGCGAATCCCGGGGATCGAACCCGGGCTATCCTGTCCCGCTGGGGGGGGTGCAGGAAAAGGGATATGCACCCTATTTGTGCATTCGCTCCGAAATTACATAACTGAAGTTCCGGAAAAGATCCGGGCTTCCTCTACGATCTCACTGATATTCTTTGGATCCACGTCCTTCGTAGTTCCTGCCAGTGGGGGAATACCCCGTTCCAAGCATCTGCTCTGGTAGTAAACCAGAATCCGCTTGACTTCTGCAGCAGTGTAATACTCTTCAGACTGTGGATCCCATATAAGCCTTCGCCCATCCATTAATAATCGTCTGGGCTCTTACAATAATACCCATCGTCTGGGGTATCTGGTAGGTGATCAAAAGTGTTCACAGGCTCCAGCATCTGATTACTCATAGCAGCATGAGGGTAGATTGCTTCAGCCTCTTCTAAGGTATCAAAATGATCCAGAAAATTGATCCGGGTTTGACCTTCCAGAACAGATCCCTTTGGATATTCATCATAGCCCTTTACATCGAATCCGTTTTCATCTGGGATGATATGGAGATAATGGAAGTCCCTATTACGATCGCCATCCATGACAGTGATCGTTCCATCATTATTCTGTTTAGATCTTGGCATCTTCATCCTCACTTTTGCTGTTAATATCATTCATATTTACTTTATGGCTGGGATCGAATAATCCCAGAACCAGTTTGGAAAGCCTTGCCCGGTTAAACCGGATCCACCAAGACTTTGCCTGTTACGTTCTAATATTCCGCATGATTCCAGCATTGCCAGATCTCTCTGAGCCTGATAAACTGGACTTGCTCCCCAGAGCTTCAGGTTCCGGGCATACCCGGGGAAAGCTGCATCATAGCCATCATGGAATGCAGCATCCACTACTGAGGCAGATAGATGCTCTTCGATGTACTTCCGAATCCACTGCTGCCTTTTAGCTTCATGTGCCATATTTGTCCCTTCGTTATATTTAAAATTAAAAGGATGGGGGTGCGGTATCAACTACCCCAGTGAACTCCAGTCCGTTCCTGCTACTCTGGCATACTGCTCTGCTTTACTCCCGGGTTATCTCAGGGATACAGCCCTAATCAAAGGAAATCCCACAAGTGAGATCTTCAGCCACCATACAGATTGCACGTCCTTCAAACATCATTTTGGTACTCTCCCCGGGGGGAGCCTATCACCGCCATCTATTGGACTTCAGCCTACTGGATTCAAGATCCGCCTGCAATAGCCATACAGCCTACAGGATCGCTTTAGCATCACATCCTCATACGGGTTTTAGTGCGATCTGGTTCATTCTGGGAGAGCTTACGTTACTCTTCCCCATCCTTAGTTCCCTATGAGAGAATTGAACTCCCCGGGGGATCCTGAGATCCCCCTTTAGCCATAATAAGAAAGTTATGCGCCTACAGCCACAAAGTAGCCATCAGCAGATACCCTGATCTGATCGTGGGTATCGTGATAGATCTTAGCATCAGATCCAGTGAAATAAGAGATAGCTGCTGCAATCAAATCCTCAGTGAGATTATCAGCTTTAATCTTGTTATTGGAAGCAATAAAGTGGATCCGATCCTTCCAGTTTTCCATGCCTGCTAAAGCAGTAACCCAGTTAAAAGTAAGCCTGAGTTCAGCATAGGTGAAGGCTCCAGATCCAGCCTGATCCTTGTGAGCATCCATGATCTGGATCTCTGCATCAGAAGCGGAAACCAGCAGAGGCTGGCAGTAGTTCAATTTCATAAGGTAATCCCCTTATTTTAGGTTTCAGTTTAAGTAGTTCCACACCCAGAGAATCGAACTCTGAGGGGAAGGATCCAATGCCCTTCCCCTAACCATTGGGGGATTATTAAGCCATTTCTGCTATCAATGCTGCCCTTTTAGCTTGATACTCTTCATCCTGCTTCTCTTGCACTGGAGTCATTGATACATAAATATGTTCACTGCTACTGATCCATTTTCGCCCTTCCTGCTTAGGAAGGAATGCACCGTTCTGGAACTCAGGGATGATTGTGCGGATCTTCACCAGATCTGCATCGCTGAATTTTTCCCAGCATCTTTTGGGTTCGTTATGGAGAGAATAAACCAGCGGAATGTAGCCCTTCATTTCCAGTATAGTAGCGGGAGCGAAGCGGAGTTCCATTAGTCCAAAATACTCTTCCTGAGTAAAGTTGTTTACCAGAAAATTAATAAAGTGAGTGATGTGCTTCCCTTTGAGATATTTAAAACGTGCTACAAAGGCTCCATATTTGCCATCTTCACGATCATACTCAGTGTATTCTCTTCTGGTGAAATTCTTTTTGATAAAGTTCATGTTAATCCCTTTTTGTTAGTTCGTGTTTTAGTTCTTAGTTCCATCTGGGAGAATCGAACTCCCGGGGAGATCCGAAGATCTCCCCTGTCCTACATGGCATTTAACCCTGCTCTGATTCACCAGCTTCGATCGTGATTGTATCGCCATCGTCCAGCATCCAGTCACCAGTGATCAGCTTTTCCCTGATCTTCTGATTGATCATGTGTTTATGTGTTACGAATACGCTATCTAATACTCCAGCGGTTCCACTCAGTTTGATCCAGTATCCTGCTGCAAAAAGTCCCATGATAATCCCCTTTTTTGATTATTTGGTTATTCTCTCACCCTTACTATACATTTAACAATCCCGGTTTGTCCAGACGGGATAAAATTACACTTCTCTCCGGTGTAATTAGTTCACCAGTGCCCGTTCAGCATCACGCTCTGGCATGGTGATCTTGTGGATCAGAACATGCTTTGCGCAATTCAAACGCTGCCTTGCCTGTTCACTCTCACCACGTTCGATCAGTTCCTGAACATCACTGAGCATACTGGTAACTACCTGAGACGGTAGCTGCAGCATAAAGGTGGATCCGTTTTTTAAGGTCATTGGGTTTATTGCATCCAGAACCTGTGCATTCAAACTTTCTTCCGTAACTCCATAACAAGCGATCTGCTTTTCAATGCTCCATGAACTCATGATTAATCCTTTACTGAATAATTATAATTATCATACTGGTATCCGTTTTCTCTGAGCCACTTTTCAATCAGTGGAAATTTGATCCCAGAAAATCTACGTGCTACCCAGTCACCTTTTTCCCAGATCGCTGCTGTAGGGATCTGCTCAGTTTCTGTTCTCACGATCGGTACTAATTCGCTCCAGAACCTTTTTACAAAGTCTGGATCGTGTATTGAGATTGTTACTTCTGTGAGCTCTGGGTAAGTATCCAGAGTGCTGCCTTCAAAATGTTGAATGATGCTGATATCTTTTTCCATGATAATCCCCTTTGATTATTTGGTTATTCTCTCACCCTTACTATACATTTAACGGATTGGGTTTGTCCAGATGGGATATTGTTACACTTGGGGGAAGTGTAATAGCTCCGTTTCTGGGTACAAAAAAAGCCCTACGGTAAGATAGGG